CGCTCTCATCGAACGCCCACTCTTGGCGAGTCTCCTGAGCACGAATCGGCAACTTCCTCCAGCCGATAGCGCCATCGTCGTACTTCGACCGGCGAGTTGAGTCACGTTTGTCGCCCTCTCGGCGCTTGTAGACGATCTCATGGAACGACCACCCGTAGGCGAGCATCGACAGAATCTCACTGATCGTGTCTTCCCATGACGTGCTCATGTCGTTCAGGCAGGACTCAAGGAACTTGGCCGAGCGCTGGTCTTCCAACTTGGTGGAGGCAGGCTGAACTCGCCACGGCACCTGTCGGACCAACTTGTCGATGGCGTAGAGGATGGCACCGACGACGGGATCGTTGTCCCGCATCTCTCGGTAGACCTGAATCGCCCGATAACCAGCGAGTTGTGGCAGGAACTCTTCCTGCACATATCCGCCCGCACGACGAAGGCCCGTTACACCTGTCTCGCCAAAGAGGTTCTTAGGCTTGTTCTCGGCCACAGTCTTCCGATCTTTCAGTGAGGGCAGTTCTCCGACTCACCATAGTCCCGCTCATCCCTCACGGCTAGGGTACGTCCCCTGCCATTGATCTCTCTCGCTCTCGGTCAAAGCCGCCGCTAATCCGTAGGGCAGTTCCGTGTTGAGCGACCAGATTCGGCAGTGCTCTAGCACCGGACATCCGGCGCAGATCGCTCGGCACTCCCTGACATTCTTGATACGGGAACACCCGTTCGGGTGGTGGCCGCACCTCTTGGAGCATGAGTGGCGGAAGAACTTGAGAGTTTGACCCTTGCAGGCGGCAAGCCCGAACCACTCACTCGCTAAGTAGTTGTTGTCCGTAGAGGGCAATGCAGGAAGCGTCAACGATGTCCTGATTGCCACCTGCTCGTCGGTGGAGAGCAGGCCATCGAAGTCGTAGATGTTTGGCGACTTCTTCTTTAGTCGCATTGCCTCGCCCGACGACGGACTTCTTCCACGACGAGACATTGGCTGTTTGCGTGTCAAGTCCTGCATTATGGAGCGCCGCCTGTATGGCACCTGAGGTAAAGCACTGCACCATAGTAGACCGAACGCCACCTCTGCCGACGACAGGCGATTCGATAAATGGGTAGATCGTTGCCCCCGGCCATATCTGATTGATGTCGAAGAGCAGGGTGTTGGTCAGATGCCATGCGTTGTTGCAGGCTTCTCCACCACTCTTGCCAAGCCGCTTGTGGTGCTGGACGAAGAAGTCGATGTCAGTGATAGCGACAAATGTGACCTTCGTGGCCGCTGGGTCAATGCCGAGAACGACGAACTCATCCATACCCCATAGAGTATTCCATCTTGGCGTAAGTGACCCTGCGACTTCCGAGGTCAATCGCCCTGCCCGCCATCTCAGTGAACGTCCTCAACTCACCGGTCCTGAACTTGTACACCTTCGATCCTCGGACCACGACACCCGATGCCTCGGCCCGCTGGAGCAACATGGTCAACTCCATCGCACGGCTGTAGACGGCGTTGGCGTACTCCAGCAACGTCATGTCACCTTGGTCGATTGGCGGCTCTTCGTGGCCCATGAGGACGGAGGTGTACTCGTCCAACTCGGCCTGCATCTCAACTAGGGATGGCAACCCTTCGTTCAGGTGGAAGAGCCTCAATGATGTCGTCTCGGTTGCGGAGTTTGTGGCAGACCCCGCCATAGGGGCAACGGTTGAATCGTGCGCCTTCTTGATCTTTACACTCATCCAGAATCTCCGGTAACTCGCCAGTTTCTATTGCTCGGTTCAGGTCTTGGAGGATGGACTCAATCTCGTCCACGATCTTCGGGTCTTTGGATACTTCGATCTCCTGCCACTGCTGTGACAACTTGTCTTCGTAGACAATGAGAGCCTGATCCAGCCCGCTCGCCATGAGGTAAGCGTTGACCTGTTTGATGTGGGCGGGCATCGCTCCACGACTGACAACCGACTGGTACTGGCTGGTGCCCTTCAACTCAAACATCCAACCCTCGTCAGTGTTCACGCCGTCCATCGACCCTGCCAGCCTGTACTCAGGGATCGACACCTTCACTTCGATGTCGGTGAGGATGCCAGCGTTGAGCAACATGATTTGCCAGCGCAGATGGCGAAAGTGTCCATCGTTGAAGAGGTTGCGGAGCGTCGGGTTGTACTGCTCACGCTTGTCGACCCCGTAATACTCAAAGACCTGTAGCCGAGGGCACTGGTACAACTGCGACGGGTGGAACACGCCAGACCGGTCGTGCTCGCTCGGGGCGAGGATGTCCAAGACCCGCTTGGCCGTAACTTCATCCTCTACTCGTACTCCATCATTGTTATTTAGCCATGCGTGCAACTTAGGCGTGATCTTTGTGTTGCGCTTGGCGATCTTGATGTGTTGCTTCAGACTCACTACATCTCCTTGGTCATCGTGATGGTGGCGGTCATGCCGAGGTGCTTGAACTTGATGATGAAGACCGGCTCCTTGGACTCTCTAGCCGAGCGTACCCAAAGGGTGTGCAACTCGTCGGCCTTCAGGCTGTAGGACTTGTTGGCATCTTTGATCTCGTACAACGTCTCAGCGTCCGATGCGTCGTGCTTGATCCTCAGCGCTCCCGAGTTGGGATGTGTCCTAGCCCCGAGGTCTTTAGCGATCTTCTTCTCGGTCAGCCGACCTTCTTGCTGTCGACTTCGTGGCTTCCACTTGGCTCCAAGAGTTCCTGCCGAATCATCTCCACTACCTCGGGATGATCCCTCAGCCAGCCACGGAACTTCTCGGCTCCCACTGTCTTCTCCGTCTCGTCTACCCACCACGACCTACCTTCATGCTTCACGATGCCCTTCTCCAGCCCAGCGCTGAGGGCGTACCCGATCTCGTCTACCTGTCCGCTCGTCAGGTCGAACGTGAAGAGCACGTCACGGGAGGGAGCCGACAACTTCGACTTCTCCAGTGTGGCACGAATCTTGTGGCCCGTGACTTGGTTCACGGTCGTCTTCTTGCCGGTGGAGTCGTAGGTATCGACCGACTCCTTCTCCTTCCCCGCCTTACGGAGCGCCACACGGTACGAGGCGTAGAAGGGAAGTGCTCGGCCACCGGGAACTGTCTCAGGGTCACCGAAGACGACACCGACGTTCAGGCGGGTTTGGTTGATGAAGAGGATGGCGGTGTGGTCGTTGGCGGCGGTCAACTTCCGCATACCGAGCGACATGAGCGCCGCCAGCCGAGCGGGCTGGACGGACTCCTTGGACATCCTCTTGGTGCTCTCGGCCTGCGGCAACGTGGCCGCCACCGAGTCCCACACCACAAGGTCGACCCCGTTGCGGACCAAGACCTCAGTGACATCGACCGCTTCCTCACCCGTCTCGGGGGCTTGGTAAATGAGGTCAGCGGTGTTCACGCCAATGGACTCGGCCCACACGGGGTCGTAGGCGTGCTCTGTGTCAACGATGGCACAGACTCCGCCGCTCTTCTGTGTCTGTGCAATGCACGACAGGGCGATGTATGACTTCAGGGTGCTGTAAGCCCCGAAGAGTTCCGTGAATCTGCCGGTGGGGATGCCACCGTCAAGCAGATGGTCGATGGGCAGAACGCCCGTGGGGAGACGCTTGACCAGAAGTGACTCGTCACTCCCGAGTTTGACTGTCCCCTCCCCGAGAGCCTTGTTGATCTCGGCCATCAACTCTTGGGCTTTGCTCACTACGTTCCTCGCTGTATTGGTCGGGGTCGAATAGGACTAACTGTTCACTCACTTGCCACTGCTCCACTGACGATCCTGCGTTTCTTCCAAGCCGCCAACAGTTGTAGTGCGTCGTCTTCTAGGAAGCGCCCCTCCCGAATCGAACTAATCAGGCAACGTGCAAGTTCGTCGGCCATCTCCATCTCTTCCAAGAGGACGTGGCTAGAAACGATGAGCGCCGTACTGATGGAGGATGCTCCCTCCTTGTCGATCTCGTTGAGCGCCTGCCAGACAGTCGTGGCGATCTCTCTCAGGAACTCAACGGCCTGCTCACTTGTGTTCAAGTCGTCAATGTCGATCAAGGCATAACTCCCACGGCTTTCAGTGCTCCCGCTTTCCTCAGCGACTCAAGCACACCGGAGAGGGTGCCGTCCGTCTTCCAACTCTTCCCGCCAGTGACGGACTTTGCTGGGCAA